TTGATAAAAGAATAAGACTTGAATTTCCGCAGAAATTTGATACAAATAGTGACAAGGTTCAAAACAATACGACCAAACCGACACAAATAGTCGCTTCAGCGAAGCGAAGTGTAAATAATACTGGTCGCAAAACTATCAGACTCACCCCTTCTGAAGTTGCTATCGCTAAAAAATTAGGAGTGCCATTAGAAGAATATGCGAAACAAAAACGTATGAACACGAAGGAGGTATAAGCATATGGAAAATGAAAAAATAAAAACTTCTCGTGCGAGTCAGTCAAGGGAAAAAGATAAAAGACCTACGACTTGGACTCCACCATCATCTTTAGATGCACCACCTGCGCCAGACGGATTTAGGCACAGATGGATACGAGCAGAGGTAGTCGGTTTTGACGACACTAAAAACATGTCAGGTAAAATTAGATCTGGCTGGGAGTTAGTAAGATCAGACGAATACCCAGAAGCAAGTTATCCATCAGTACAAGACGGTAAATACGCAGGAGTCATCGGAGTTGGCGGCCTATTGCTGGCTAGGATACCTGAAGAGGTTGCAAAAGCTCGAGAGGCGTTTTTTAAAGAACAAACGCAAGCTAGAGACGAAGCAGTAAACAACGATCTCATGAGGGAACAGCACTCAAGCATGCCTATTAATGCTGAGAGACAAAGTCGTGTAACTTTTGGTGGTAACAAAAAATAATTTTTTTGCGACATCAACATACGCGATACAATATAAACTAAACTAAGGAGAAAAAACTATGGCTAACCAAGATAGTGCTTTCGGTCTAAGACCGATTGGCAAAGTTGGTCAGAATAAAGACAACCAAGGTTTAAGTGAATATGGTATAGCAGCAAACTCATCTGCGATTTACCAAAATGACCCAGTAGCTATGTTAGATTCTGGATACATTGGTGTAAATTCGTCAAATGATGGCAATCTACTAGGTTCATTAAACGGTGTGTTTTATACTGACACTTCATCTTCGAAACCTACATGGGCTAACCACTTAGAAGCATCTAACACTGCAACAGACATTGTTGGATTCGTAAGTGATGATCCTTATGAAAGGTTCGAAATACAAGCTAGTGGTACATTAAATATCGCTGACATTAACTTAAACGCAAACTTATCTTACACAGCTGGTGCTACACCAAACTATGTATCTAAGTGCGAAGTTGTTACTGCAAGTGGTATGACTACTAACGTAAAACAAATCAAAGTTATTGGAGTTACTAAAGATGCCGATAATAATCAAAAAGCAAGTGCTACTCAGTACGCTGCTAATGTAAATGTTATTGGAATCATTAACGAACATGACTTAAAAACAACAAGTGGAATATAAGGAGATAAACTATGGCTATTAGTCGAGGACAACTAGTTAAAGAACTAGAACCAGGTTTGAATGCTTTATTCGGCTTGGAATATAAAAGATACGAAAATCAGCATACAGAGATTTTTGACACTGAAAATTCAGACAGAGCTTTCGAAGAGGAAGTAATGTTATCTGGATTTGCAAATGCACAAGTTAAACCAGAAGGTTCAGGTGTGACATTTGACAATGCTCAAGAAACTTTCACTGCTAGATATACGCACGAAACAATTGCTCTTGCGTTTTCAATCACTGAAGAAGCGATTGAAGATAACTTGTATGACAGATTAGCTTCGAGATACACTAAAGCATTAGCAAGATCTATGGCGAACACTAAACAAGTTAAAGCTGCAAATGTATTAAACAATGCATTTAGCTCTAGCTACAAAGGTGGAGATGGGGTAGAACTTTGTTCTGACGCTCACCCAACTATTAGTGGTAACCAAAGAAACGAGTTAGCAACTGCTGCTGACCTTAACGAAACATCTTTAGAGCAAGCGTTAATTGATATCGCTGCGTTCAAAGATGAAAGAGGTCTAAAAGTTGCAGCTAGAGGTATGAAATTAATCATCCCTTCTGAGCTACAATTTACTGCTGAGAGACTTATGAAGACTCAAGGTAGAGTAGGTACTGCTGATAACGATGTTAACGCAATCAAATCTATGGGGATGATTCCTCAAGGTTATGTGGTGAACAACTACTTAACAGATACTGATGCGTTCTTTATCAAAACTGACGTTCCTAACGGTATGAAGATGTTCAACAGAGCATCTATCAAAACTGCTATGGAAGGTGATTTTGATACTGGTAACGTTAGATACAAAGCTAGAGAAAGATACAGCTTCGGCTGGTCTGACTGGAGAGGTATCTTCGGTTCTACAGGAACTGCG